GTATGTTGAACTATTGGGGCAGTGGGGAATGCTTGTAATGTCTTTTTATTTTGGTGGCAGAACACTTGAGAAAATTACCGATAGGGTGAAAAAATGAACCTTTCCACACACTTTACACTTGAAGAATTAACACACACAGATCACAGAGAGTATGAAAATACCCCCAACGAAACCGAATTGGAAAATCTCAAGCGACTCGCAAACTTCCTTGAAGAAGTCAAAACTGTCTTGGGAGGAAGACCTGTTATGGTTAACTCGGCTTTTAGAAGCAAGCAAGTCAACGATGCAGTGGGCAGTCGTGACAGTAGTCAGCATCGCATTGGTTGTGCTGTGGACATCAGAATACCTGAATTAACCCCCGATCAAGTGGTCAAGACCATCATGGCTTCTGACTTGCCTTACGACCAACTTATCCGTGAGTTTGACAGGTGGACACATATCAGCATTCCAAACATTGCTGGGTCTCAGCCTCGCAAGCAAGTCCTCATCATTGACAAGCAAGGAACTCGTGCATACGCTTGATGCATAAGCTGAATGATGGGAAAATAGACAAAAAATGAAGGATTGATATGGCAACTATCCCGTCATGGGTAATGACTTACGATGATTTGACATCCACAGTGCTTCAGTACTTGGAGCGCAAAGATGCGTCTGTCATCAATGCTATCCCTACATTTATCTCACTTGCAGAGTTTGAAATTGCCCAAGAGATCAAGACTTTGGGTCAATTGCAAGTGGTTGAGTCCACCATGACTTCAAGCAATCCAGTGCTCCAGAAACCCGCTCGTTGGCGCAAAACCGTGTCTATGAGCGTGACAGTTGGTGGAAAAAAGCAACCAGTCTATCTCCGCAAGTACGAGTACCTGAAGAATTACTGGCCTGACGACAATCAGACTGATATTCCCTTGTACTACGCTGACACCGACTGGGATCATTGGTACATCGCTCCAACACCAGATCAAGCATATTCGTTTGAGGTGCTCTACTACGAGCGTATTGCTCCTTTGAGTTCAACAAACCAAACAAACTGGCTTACACAGAATGCTCCAAACGCTATGTTGTTTGGAACTCTGTTGCAAGCGATGCCGTTCCTCAAAAACGATCAACGCACTATTTTCCAACAGAAGTACACTGAGGCGCTCCAATCCTTGAAATCAGAGGATGTGTCGCGTGTTGGTGATCGTCAAGCCGTTGCAGTGGATTCCTAATCATGACAAGCTATGTAAACCCATACACAGGTCAGACAATCAGCCCATCACAAGTGGGTTATGAAAAGCTGACCATTTCCACTGACACCGTCTTGCAGTGGCCTATCAACGGTAATACTGACAGTGTTGTTGCCAACATCATTGAGGTGACAGCAACAGTTAACACAAACTTGAAGCTGTACATGCCACCCGCATCGTCGGTCTCAACTGGTCAAAGTGCACTGATTCGCAACACTGGTTCTTACCCATTCACTGTGGTGGATGCCAATGGCGCCACGATCGTTCCAATCTCCTCAGGGATTGCGCAGTACATCTATGTGACCAACAACTCAACAGTAGGTGGAACATGGGGCATTGTGCAGTTTGGAGCGGGGACATCTGCCGCCAACGCCTCCACATTAGCAGGCACTGGTCTGACTGCAATAAGCACTACGCTCAACACATCGACCTCAGTTACAAGCATCTCATCCACATACACATTTGGCGTCAGTGATCGTTCATCGCTGTATGTGTGGACTGGGGGCGCGGGTACCGTGTACTTGCCTTCTGCTGTGGATGTGGGAGCGGGTTGGTTCATCATCATTAAGAATGATGGAACTGGCATTCTGAATGTCCTCCCAACTGGAACAAACACGATTGATGGTCAAGTCAGCGCACAGCTTCAGATCAATGAGTCATTTGTAATCGTCAGCAATGGGTTGAATTACTTCAGCTACGCCTACGGTCGTTCTGCGACATTCTTCTTCACACAGTTGGTCAAGAATATAACTGGCGGAACAGTCACACTGACCTCTGCTGAAGCGTCAAGCATTATCCAAGAGTACCAAGGCACATTGACCTCAAACTGCAATGTGATCTTGCCTCCGACAGTCCAGTTATATTCATTCCAGAATAAAACGACTGGCTCGTTCAGCTTGACATTCAAGACAGGTTCTGTAGGTGCGTCGACAGTTGTGTTGCCACAAAACCAAACCATCTTGGCGATCTGCGATGGAACGAATGTCTACAACGCTCAGACATCGACATCATCGTTCATCAATGCTTTGACATTGGGTAACGGTTCAGCCGCGGCACCATCGCTCTCATTCTCTGGCGATGCGACTACTGGTCTGTACTTGGCGGCAAGTCATCAGCTAGGTTTTGCAATCAACGGAGTAAACGGTGCAACGCTGAGTCCAAACGGTTTATTGGTTCCTGTGGGAATTAATGGCGGAGCGTTTTAATGACATCAAAAGTTGTCGTTCTACAAGTTGGAGCAGGCATCCAGAGGGATGGAACTCAATTCGCTTCTGGATCATATGTAGATGGCAAGTGGGTACGCTTTCAGTATGGACGCCCACGCAAGATCGCTGGGTATAACGGTGCCTTCCTAAACGCATCTGGTGTCAGTCGCGGAATGATCATGAGTTCCGACAACGGTATCAACTATGTTGTTTCAGGCTACAGCAGTGGTTTAGAGCAGTGGACTACAGACAACGACAACGCTGTGGGTTTTGGCCCAACAACCATTAATGTCACTGGCCCTGTCAGCACCGTTTATATTTCTAACGGTGGAACTGCTTACACCAATGGTACCTACACCAATGTCCCCATCAATGCCACTTTGGGCACTGGTTGCTTGGCGACTGTGGTTGTTTCTGGAAACACCATCTCAAGCATCGTGATCACCAATGGTGGACTCAATTATGTGTACAACGAAGCAGTGACCATCAACTCTGCCAATGTGGGTGGAACTGGATCAGGGTTTACAGGTTATGTGCAGTCGCTCACGGTGTACAACCCAAACGCAAACACACTGTGGCAGATGGACATTGGTTATGACGCTTTGGGGAATGGTCAGAACAATCTGATTGTGCACCCCGGTCAAAATCTCAACGACATCTCCTCCACCACAAACACTACGCCTTTGTATGGCCCATTCACAGGCACCACATTGAGCGCTGTGGGCGTTTTCACAGCCACTGGCACCACCACTAGCGGTTCACCCACTGTGACCTTTGCAACGACGATTGCGGCTATTGGAGCGGGTCTTACGGTAACAGGTGTTGGTATTCCTTCAGGAACCACTGTGGTGTCTGCGTTGGAGGTCGCTGGCGTCTGGACAGTCACCTTGAGCGCTAACGCAACAGCGACAGGCTCACGGGTTTTGACTTTTGACAACAACATCTCCATCTCTGGCGGTATTGTGATGTTGTTCCCATACCTGTTTGTTTACGGCAACAACGGTCTGATTCAGAACTGCTCCGCAGGTGACTTCAACAATTGGACATCTGCTGACTCCAATGCAAACAATGTCTCTTCTACAAAAGTAGTAAAGGGTTTGCCAGTTCGTGGTGGAACGACCTCCCCAGCAGGGTTGTTCTGGACTCTCGACTCTGTGGTGCGTGTGACTTATGCTCCGACTACAGTTGGAAACCAGACTTTCTACTGGAAATACGACCTGATCACTCAGCAGTCCTCAATCCTATCTAGTTCATGCGTCATTGAGTACGACGGTATCTTCTATTGGGTTGGTACTGATCGCTTCTTGATGTACAACGGTGTTGTGCAAGAGGTCGAGAACAAGCAGAACAACAACTACTTTTTTGACAACATCAACTATGTACAGCGTCAAAAAGTATGGGTAAGCAAAGTTCCTCGTTGGGGTGAGATCTGGTGGTTCTTCCCATCGGGCGACAGCGATGAGTGCAACGATGCAATTATCTACAATGTGCGTGAGAAGACTTGGTATGACGCGGGTCAGGCGTTAGGTGCTCGTCGCTCCGCAGGGGTGTTCTCCGAAGTGTTCCGTCGCCCTATCTGGGGTGGAAACGAGCAAAACACCGCGGGGAAGTATACGCTGTGGCAACACGAAATCGGAACCAATCAGGTGTACACAAATCGAGTCGATGCCATTGAATCGTACTTTGAGACGAATGCCATCGGACAACAGACTGGTTTGGTGGGTGCGACTCAACAAGCGGGTGAGAACTTGTGGACACGCATGGAGAGGCTAGAACCTGACTTTGTTCAGTCTGGTCAAATGAGCCTGATCGTGACTGGTAAGTCTTATGCCGACGATGTTGACGATCCATCTGACCCTTATCTCTTTGATCCCACTACTCTTAAGATTGACATGAAAGAGCAAAGACGCGAGATGCGTTTGCGCTTTACAAGTAATACCCAGAATGGTGACTACTTCATGGGTCGTGTAATCATGAGCATAGACACTGGCGATGTTCGCGGAACGGGTAACCCATGATCACCTACGACCCTCGCGGAATGACTTGGGATCAGTATTGCAAGCTGATGGCGGAGTTGTTTGCCGCAAATCAATTGGGTACTGTTCCTGAAGAGAACTGGAGACAGTGGGTGGATGGTCTTAACGGAATTGGATACTTTGTTCAGTCAGGTGTTCCTGATGCGCGTAACTTTAAAACATGGCAAGACTGGGCATCTCAAATGACTGGAATAATGTCGATAGGCACATAAGGTTTGAACATGCGACCATCACAAGATTTTGAGAACATGAACTACGAAGACATGGGTGACTTCGGTAGTGATTTTTCCATGCCTGAAGCATTTGGTGCATTACCAACAACTCAACCTTCATTGCCTCAACCTTCATTGCCTGAGCCTGTTGTTCC